ATGTTTTTTCTTTGTAAATACCATTTGTCCTCTACCAGCTTTAGAATACATCATATGAGGTTTCATTTTCTCATTTTTCATTTTAGTATCCTTTACTCATTTTCATTGTTTTCTTTTTCTTCTTTTTTTTCTTTTTGGCTTTTTCTGCTGCCATTTTACCTTTTGCTGTATAAGCGTACTTTTTTCCATTTACCATAGGCATATTAAGTTCTCCTTTTAGTTAAGTTACGTTTTTTCTTTTTAGCTTCTTTACTTAAATTACTTTTAGCAGATACTTTTTTTAAGTTACTTTTTCTATTATCCATTGCATTATCATTCTTATGTGCTGCGTGGCGTTTATCACCTTTCTTAAGACCAAGTTTAGTTCGTGCAGCATTACGAGAAGCTCTCTCTTTAACTCTTTTAGGTTTCTTTTTCTTTTCCCAATTAAGTTCTTTTTTATAGTCTCGTTTCCCTTTACTCATGTAAGGCATTAAACACTACTCCACAACGTTATTATAAATAGTACTGTAGGTGTTATTGGCATAACTGTTAAAAAAGCTAAAAGACTTATAAATGATTTCATTTATTTTCCTTTTGCTAACTGTCCACCAAAATAAAACTCTACTATCATTGTTGCCCATGTAAATATTTCATCAAACTTGTATAGTCCTTTAATTGTTTCAAACTTAGTTTCTCCTCCAATTTCAAAAATACCAAAAAGAAAACTAGTAGGTTCTTCTACAATTTTAACTACTGTATCTATACCTAATACTCCTGCTAAAGGATATACAGCTACTAACGAAAGAATAGCAAACATTAATATTCGTCTATTCCATGCAGCCATTTTACCTTCTGTACTTGCATGCTCCCTTGCTTTTTGGATTGCACCTTCTTTTGCTGCTAAAGCTTGTAACATCATTTGATGTTGTTGGTGAGCTTGCTCTGATTTAATTGCTGTTAGTTTAGCAATAAAACCCAGACCTATTGGAATTAAATGTTGTAATATACTTATCATATTGTTTGAACTAATACTGCTACTACAACAGCTCCAAATCCTGCTAGAGCTCCCCACACTAATTTGTTTAACATAATTTCAATTCGATCTAATCTTTTATGAATTGTATTATATCTTTCTGCACATAACTTTTCATGTGCTTTCATTTCTTCGTGTGGTGTCATTTCCATCCTTTCTCTAGAATATTATGTATTTTACTTTCTATAGCAGGAAGAAGTCTCATTCCACTATACCCTATAAAGAATGCTATTGCTGGTCCTGCTAGCATACCTAAATTAAATATATGTAGTATTGGTGGTATAAAAAATTCAGCAGTTACTACAGCTAGTATTAAAGTAAATCCTAATTCTTGTCTAGCTCTTTTTCTTTCTATTAACCAATGAATATGTCCACCTTTAGGTGTTTTACCTTTTAGTTTCTTTTTATTATAATTAAATAATGCACCAAGTATTGATGCTATTACACAGCATAGTTTACTACCATATTGTGAAATAAAATATTCCATCTATGTAAGACCTAAATCTACTTTTAATTGATTCAAATCTAAGCTACCGTCTATATTTGGTGCTTCAGGTTTTTCTAAATCTTTTGACCAACTTGTACCTACCAAATTTTCTACTTCTGTTTGTTTTTCAGGCTTGTCATCAAGCATTTCTTTTTTGCAATGTGCTTCGCACCAATCTAACCCTACTTTTGATAAAGCATCTTTTAAGTCTTGTTGACTAGCTCCTTCTTCTACTAAATAATGAATACTATAATTAATTTTTTCATGAGAGTCTGGATTTTGTGATTTAGTTTCAGTAGAAGCAAAACTAACTACAATAGCCTGAGTGTCCTTATTATATTCATGAACCTTTGTATATATTGTTGCCATAATTTTTTCCTAAATTAAAATTAACTTACTCCACCTAATCGTGTTCCTGTAGTTGCCCATGTAATACTAGAGTTACCTACTGCATAATTACCTGATGCTCCTCCACCTCCAGAGCCACCACCATTAGCACTTCCTGCACTACCTGCTGAACCCGGTCCTCCACCATTACCTCCACCTCCTAAACCATTTGCTCCTGTACCTCCAGAACCTCCACCTGTTTTAGAGCCTGCTGAACCTGGTCCTGAAGAACCAGAAGTACTATTTGTTCCTCCTCCACTACCTGCATTGTAGCCTGCTCCTCCGCCACCTCCTGCTCCTCTGTATGAGCCATAAGCTATACAGCTGCCATAAAAATAAGATGAGCAATAGCGTTCGTTTCCTGCACCACCACCACCTCCACCACCACCTGCAACTGTACCATTGTTAGTAATAGTTACAGCTCTTTGTGCATAAATAGCATGACCTCCTGCACTTCCTGCTATGCCTGCCCTATCAGCATTTATATTACCTTGCCCACCAGTGCCACCATTACCACCCATGCCAATAATAACCCCATTATTAATAATAAATATTTGGTCATCTGCATGAAAATTAGTTGGTATAGTAAGTGCATATGTTCCTGTACTAGTTGAACCTACATAGATTCCAGAGTTAATAGTAAGTGTAAGAATACTGTTACCTGCTTCGTAAGTACCTCCTCTGTTATCCCAGATATTATAGTTATGAGTATCACCAGAAATAGTTAAAGCTATCTCGACAGCTCCTCCTGCATTACCTGCAGCTTGCATCATTCTTGACCTAGTAAACATTAAGCAAATCCAGTGCCAGACTGCATTCCATACCAGTTAGTACCATCAGAATAAAATACATATATCTCTATTGCTGCAGCTGCTGTTGGTGCAGAACCACCATTCCATTTAATAGTACCTGCCCATGTAATTGAATTACCTGTAGCGTGAACAATAGTAAAAGATTTACCTGCTGCAGCTGTTGGCATAGTAATTGTCATTGTACCTGTACAAGAAAATACTGTACCTTCTGTTGATAAGTTAGGTGTAAAACTTGCTGACTTAGTTGTCTGTGTTTCAGTAATATTAGTAAATGTTTGAACACCTGTGAATGTTTGTGCATTAGTTAAGTCTAATGTAAAGGTTGTGCCACCAAGACTTAATCCTGCTCCTGCTGTGTAAGTAGTATTTGTAGGTACTGCCCAAGTCATTACGCCAGATCCGTCAGTTTGTAAAAACTCACTAGCATTTCCATCATCATTAGGAAAAGTTAATGTGTAACTAGCTCCTGCACTATGTGGTGGACTTTTTAATTTAATACCATGAGAGTTTTCAGAACAATTTAATTGTATATAACCATCTGTAACAGTTGATGTACCTTTAGCTTCTAAACTAGGAACAGAACCAGTAGATACTAAATTAAGTTTGGATACTGTGACTGCATCATTATTAATTTTATCAGTAGTAACTGCATTGTTAGTAATGTTAGCTTCTACTACCACATTACTGCCACTAATATTATCAGAGTTATCTAATGCTACGGCTTTTTCAGCAGGATAGGTGCAAAATACATCACTTGTACCAGCTAAAGTAATTGCACTACCACTATTACTAGATTCAAGAACATTTGTTCGTGCTAATACTGTACCTGATGCTGTATAAGTGCCTAGACCTACTTCCCAATTATTTCCACTTTTAATAGCATAATAGGTAGTATTACCATCACCAATAACAGAAAAAGACTGAAATCCATCTTTAGCACCTGCTAGTGTTATATTACCAGTACCAGTAGTCGTGGTAGTTTCTTGTACTCTATCTTTGACAATAAGTGCCATGATTTATCCTCTATGCTAATGTTACTGTTAGGTTACCTGTTACAATTTTAAATACATCGCCTGTGTCAATAGTTTTAGCTGCATCTAATGCTGTGTGGTATAACATATTACCACCAGAAGCTGCATCCCATAAACCTATCCAACCTACAGTTCCAAAAGCTGCTGTTGCTGTGGGAAAAGTCACATCTGCTGTAGATGCAACACTACCATCTGTACCTGATGCTGTAGCCATTGTTACTCTTGTTCTTGCATAAGAGCCACCAGATACTTCTGTACCAGTACCTGCGTCTGTTGGGTCTGCTGTGTGTAAAGAAACATATGGTCGGTCAAAACCTGCATATGCTGTACCTTTTAATGTTAAATCTAGAAGTTTATTTTCTAGATAGTTAGACATATCTGCCATAATAAATTACCTCGTTGAGTTAGTTATAGTAAGTGGATGAGCAGGAAATTCCCCCTCATCGTCTGATTTTTGTAAAGAAATTACCCCTCTATCGTACATAGCTGCCCAAGTGGCAATTCTTTCATCATTCATCAAGAATGGTTCTGCTTCACCAAGTGCTGCGTAAAGCAGTAAATCAGGTGTGTTTGCTAACCAAAGATTTGATGAAACTGTGCTGCTCATATATGATGGTTTTATGTAATAGAGCATTTGTATCGTATATACAGAGCTAGGTATAGGTGCCAATTGAAATTCACTTCCTAAAGCTGTGTAATTAACTGGTTGTCCTTCTGTAGTAGAACGTGTATTTCTAAAAAAATTACTTGGTGATTGATAAGTTAAAACACCAACAGGATCAGTAGATGATATATGCAAATCTTTCATTGCTAAAAAATCATATGGCATTTCAATTGTCGAATCTCCAACAACTGTTGTAGTTGTAGCAACTTGCAACATTTGTCTTATTCGCAAATCTCTAGCCAATCTATCTTCTGCTAATCGAATAAATTCAGGTATAGATGCAGTTAAATCTTCTCTAGCTAAATAATTAGCTATAGTAGCTTGTAGCGTTGTATAGTCTGTAAAAAATGCCATTTAGATTCTGCCCTGTTTTGTTCTAAAAAACCTATTGTCTGGATGATTTAGAAATTCTTTAAATTTTTTAAGATCAATAATCTGAAACCCTTTCATAATTTTTTTGTGGTTTAAATCATCAATAACTGTCATTGGTATAGATGCAATTTTGTTATCAAACATTTCATTACCCCATCCTGATGATTTAGTAATAATTTCTTCTTTGTTTGATTCTACAATATCAGTTACATCTTGTTTTGTTTCTATCACATAACCATCATTATCATGGTCATCGTGTTTTGTTTGGTGTCTGTATTTAATTGGTTGCGACCAAGAACTTTTCCATTCTTTTTTTTTGTCTGCCATAATTTTTCCTTAAAAGATATGCCCACCGAAGTGGGCCATATCTATACTTAATATTAAATTAAGCTGTTAAATCTGCAACGATAGCATGAGCTGCTTCGTTACTTACTTGCAGAGTAAGCTCTGTAAGCATTTGATGTTTTTCAGCATCACCTGTTTTAGCTAATACATTAGACTGGAATGGTCTTAG